TAAATAAATTAATATCAATAAAGAATGCTATAATAGATGCAACCGATATGGCTGCAATCGACCATGGTAATTACTTGCCTTTGTTTATGACTTGGGCTATATATGCTGAGAAAGAAATAGGAGGATTATCCGCTATTACTAAATTTGCAGTCATAGATATTTGCGGATGTACAGCGCAATTACCTTGTGATGTAGTAGAAGTAGAAGGAGCTATATTAGGTAAACATGACGCTCAATGCGGCGCTTTATTCTCTAATGTATTCTCTACTGGAGCTATAAACAATACTCAAGTTAGTAATAGCTTTATGGTAGTTGATATTGGTGGAACTCCAGACTCATCCACTTGTATTAGAAATATGGTCCCGTATGCTTATCAAGATAATAAATTGGTATTTAATCAATCTTTAACAGAAACTCACGTTACCATCAAGTACAGAGGCATAGTAGAAGATTGTGACGGCTTCCCTTTAGTTAGTGAAAACCACGTTAACGCAATAGCTGAGTACATTAGATATTGTTGGTTAAAAAGAAAGCGTAAAAAGAGTCAAGTAGAATATAGAGAGATGCAGGATGCTTTTACGCAATGGGATAGATTATGCGCCCATGCAAGAGCAGATGACAATATGCTAACTGAAACTCAGAAAGCAAGAATAGTATCAATGTTACATGATGCTTATTCACAAATAAGTTTATCACAAAGTATGAAATTAAGCAACTATAGAAGTTATGGCACAGTCGGTTATTAATACATTCGAGAAAGGAATAAATCAGGATGTATCATTTATTTTACAACCTGACGGCACGTATCGTAATATGAAAAATGGGACTCTTATCTCTAATGATGGAAATCACTATACGGTTGAGATGTCGGAAGGAAATAGAGTTATATTAACTTTAGTTCCAAGATACTTAGCTGATGAAACTACTTTAGATAGAGTTCCTATGCCTATAGGATTTATTTCTTTTATTGACAAGTTAGTTGTATTTTCAACTAACAGTGAATCGGCTACGGGATACGGTGAAATAGGCGTAGTATCATTTAGAAGAGTTGGATTAGACTTTACTGGAACTTATATTCCTTATTACCACCATGCTAGTTTAAACTTTACTAAATTACATAAGATTGAAGGATTCTCATTTAGAGAGAATGATAAAATAGAAAGAGTTTATTGGACGGATAATTTTAATGAGCCAAGAGTATTCGATGCTGCTAATCCTATTTTTACAACTTATTACACTGGTTCAGCAGATTTAACCGTTGATACTCAGTATATGGTATTGCAAGGAGCTGTTACTCATAATGCAGTTAACTATGGCCCAGGATTTACTGACGGAAACATATTTACCGCAGTTGGAACATCTTATACTACATTTGATGGAACTCCTTTAGTTATTGAGTACTTTCCTATGGAATTACTTGATTGGAATCCTAATAGACTAATGGGTAATATCTCGTTTGTAGAATACGGAACTGGCTCAAAGAATTGTGGAACTAGTATTTACTTCTACAGATTATCTTCATCTTCTGATGGATTCGCTACAACTTGGAGCTATGCTAGTTACCCTATTCATGTAGGAATGCAAAATACTACAACTTATTTAACAGGAACTCCTTATAGAGATTTTGTAGGTAATGGAACTACGTCCACATTAGAAGATAGTGGCAAGTCTGTATTTGTTAAGATTGATAATATTGATACTAATTTTGATACAATAGAATTATGTTGCGCTGAGTATGATCAGAAAACAGATGTGCCATATTCTATAAAAATAGTAAATAAAAAGCCTATAACTTCATCTGAAATGACGATAGAAGATAATGGTGTTTCTTCATTAGGAGATGTTACTATAAGCGAATTAACATCGTTCCCAGCAAGTATTTTAACTTGTAAAACATTAACCACAAATAAGAATTTTAATATAATTGCTAATACTACAGAGAGAGAAGAGTTTGAATTGGATTTATCTGGAACAACACTTATACAGTTTCAACATCCATTGATTTCACATGGGGATTTAGACTCATGTAGTAATGCTAATGTGCCTGATGACCAAAGTCCTTCATTAGGAATTAATCCAGGTATAGGAGGAATTAAACCGTGGAGTAGATATTTAGTTTCTGACGCGCCTGATGCTTCTAATAGAGTTGAGTATCCTGCTGCATCAGGAACGTACTATTACACTGGAGATGTTTTTAAAGGTATTGCTGGTAGTATGACTGCTACATTTACCGGAACAGCTAAGGCTAGACCGTGCGCTTCAAGAAATAGATACACTAGATTAAATGCAGTTCCATTTTCTAATATAGCCGTAAAAGAAGCTATCGAATTAACTACTGGTTTTTGGGATTACAAAGACCCTGCAATAGCAGCTTTAAATAAAGGTTATTGGAGTGGTGAAAAGTATAGAATAGGATTATTATTATTTGATTTAAAAGGAAATCCATTCTATGTTAAACACATTGGAGATATAGACTTTGATGATATTGATACCAAAGGAGGATTATTAAGAAGTGATACTTACGCAGGCTCTCCATTGTATTCATTAAACGCATCTGCAATAAGTGTATCTAATTTGGATATACCTGAATCTGTAATGAATATGTGTAGTGGATTTAGTATAGTAAGAGCCGAGAGAGATAAAAGGATCTTAACTCAAGGATTGTTAACTCAGAGCATTGTTGATACTGTAGCGGCGCCTAATTTTATTTGTCCAGCAGGAACAATGAATAGTGATTTGAGTACAACTTTAATAAACATATCCGCAGCGTCGGATATTTACTCTTACCACTGCCCTGATTATTTAGCTGGATTCGATTTCAATAACTCTATCGGTAAGATAGATGACAAAATGGAAGAAGCTGGATGGCTGACTCCTTATGATTTTGGAGGAGGAGCTATTATAAGAGGACAAAGCGGTAACGGACAAACAAACTACACCAAGATGTTTGATAACTCTGGAGCAGATGCTAATTCACCTAGACGGTTTACGGTTAAATCTTTAAACGGAAGTGGATTCAAATATTACAATGAGAATGACTCAGAAGGTGATTTTGATGGCAACGGAAACACATATAAAAACTCTATGTGCGAAGTTAGTGGAGCTGCATTAATAGCTGGAGGTCAAGATACTTTTTGTTCAGGTGTAACAGCATGGGACAATGCTTATTCTGTAGGATGTAAAAAAGTTATATTAAATGCAGAAGGAATACTTCATTGGAACTCTGCAAATGATTATTCATCCGCAGCCGAAACGACTAATTTTAAGAAGTTGTTAGTTAATTGTGTAAGTAGCGTAACCCCTGCTACTCAGTATGGAGGAACAAGTAATGTGGCGTTAGCTAATACTTTGTATATGTCAACTGGACATTTTCAGAAGATAGATGCTCAAGTAAAAGCTGATACATTAAACGGAACGTTTGCCACAGGGCCATACACGGGAGAGAATAAGTACACTTTTATGAATATAGAAATATTCGGAGGAGACTGTTATACTAATCTTATCGACTTAGGAAGTGGATTATGGGCAGAAGGATTTGAGAATCCAGGTACAACTATGGCTATGGCTTATTCTATTTGGTTTCCTTGTGAATGTAACGTAAACTATAATCTTAGAAGAGGATTAAAAGTATCTAACAAAGATATGCACCCATCAGGATTAATGGCATGGCAAACAAGTTCAGGTTCAGGTCCACTAGAAGACTTTTCTTATAACTTAGGATATAACTCAGAAGGTACCGCTTTTAAATATCCTGCTTTGCCAGATAATTACAGATTCACAGGTAAGTTTGAGTACAGATTAAGATGGGCGGGAGAGAAGTTTCCTGGAGAATTGATTAATTCATTTAGAACTTTTAGAGTGCCTGATTACAGAGATGTAGATGGTAATAAAGGTCAAATTAATAACGTTAAAGAAAAGGACTCAAGACTATTCTATTGGCAGGACCATGGCGTAGGTTATGCGCCCATATTAGAACGTCAATTAGTTGGCGGTGGAGCATTAGGTGACGCTACTGCATTAGGAGTTACTGGAGTAGTTGATAGATACGATGTGATAGATACTACATTTGGTAATCAGCATCAGCACGGATTAACTGAAACAGAATACGGATACGCTTGGTTTGATATGCGTAACAGAGCCTTTATGGTTATGGGAGTTGGTAGTAAACCAGAAGAGATGTCTTTAGTTAAAGGATTACAAGTATTCTTTAATAATGAATTTGATGAAGGCGATTTATCTGCAGGAGATAAAATTTACAATACAAATGATTTAACTATAAAAGAAAATCCTTTAATGGGATATGGTATTGTTGGAGTTTACGACCCTAAATTTAAGATGACTTATCTTACTTTTAAATATAAAGAATACGATTTAGTTAGTACTCCTGATGATACAACTTCTACAGTAAATAAAGATTTTACATTAGGATATAATCATGTATTAAATGCTTTCGTAAGCTTCTACGACTTCTGTCCTGCTATATGGCATAATCATAATGATTTAGTATTATCTGCTAATAATCCAAAGGCTACTGTAACTTATGACTCTCATACGCCAGATTTAACTGACTATGTAGTAGGAGATACTGTTGCTATTGATGGATTAGAATATCTTTGTATTAAAAATGTAACTATAGCTACATGGCCAGGTACATTAAGTGGAACTAAAACTAATCCATTAGCGGTAGGTACAACTTATTGGGTTCCTATTAATAAAGAGAATGAGATTTATATTCAAACATTCGGCGCAGACTTATGTAAATTCTACGGTAAGGTGTGGGATTCGGAACATGAGATTATTGTTAACGCTAAAACCGATGTAGCTCTTACGCCACAGAATATGCAAGTTAAAGCTGTTGGAGCTAATGCTACTAGTGTTTACTTTAGTGCTGATACACAATCTGCTAGTGATTTGAACATTTCTTCTACTAATAGAAACTATAGATTTATAGATGGCGCATGGTTCTTTTCGGTTGCATTAGATAGATTAAGAGGTAGAATAACTGATTACTATGTTAAAGTGAAATTCGTTCATAAGAATTATGTGACAGACCCTACTGTATCTAAGAATACTCAACGAGTAACGCAATGGCTAAAAACATTCTTTGTAAATAAAAGATAATTATTTTGTTGCAAAGTTGAAACAAAGCGTAACCTTTTTCGAATAACTATCGTACAAGGATATAAATACGGATTATTAACTTTAAAAACTTAGAAATTATGGAAATTGTAAAAAGTAGAAAAATCAATTTATTAGTAGTATTATTTTCGTTTTTATTTTTATTTATTGGTGGATGTGCATTCGCTCAGAATAAAATGGAATTATTAAGAGACAATACTCTATTCGATGGCAAAGGAAAAGAGATTGTTACTTTCTTCCCTAACTACACAATGTTTTTTCAGTGTAATAAAGTTGATACTGTATTTGTTGGAATAAAAGCTGATAGTATTAATAAGCGAGTTGTATCCCCAAACTTATATACATTTTTACCTAAGTCTAAATTAATTAACCATAAGTTCTTATCTGTAGGATTTGAGGACGGAACCGTAGAGAACTTTCCTGTGGTTTATGTAGATAAAATTGAAGGATATGTAGAATATAACTTTAGTGCAACGGCTTATTCTAGCCTAAGTAATAAAAAAGTAACATACATTGGATTAGACGGAATATCTAAATACAACAATAAAGAATATGTTACTTACTTCATGGACTTTTTAAAGTTGCTATAGAGTTGTTTTTTTTGCTATTTTTGTTATTAAAAATAGCGTCATGGGAAAACAGCCAACAAAAGTAGATAAGATACCTCAAGGGTATGAGTTTAGTCATAAAGATGAAGTTACAGGTAGAGATATTTATAAAAAAACTACTACAGCTCCAGGATATAAAACTAAAGTAACTACAACTACTACTAAACCTGCTGTTACTGGAACCCCTAAAGTTTTAAGACCACCATTGCCTAGAAAGAAGTTGCCAGAAGTTCAAGAAGACTTTGTTTATATTGAGTCAACAGTTCCTTCTACGCCTACTGATACTATTCCTAAAAATACTAAAATACCTTTGTATGAGGATTTAAGAATAGATAGAAAGCTTCAACCTCCTATTAATGCTAATATTGATTTTTATAAGTATCCTGATGCTAATGCAGGTTATTCTAAATCAACTCCAATGTACTTTGATAAGACTACTCAGCGTCCAGTTGATGTATTAAAATCTATTGGACCTGATGGAAAATATAATCCCGTTTACACTGATACTTTAACGGCTAATGAAGGTAAGTATCAAGGTACTGTTAAGCAAGGTAATCCAAGAGTAACTACCGACCCAACTAAAACTAATATTTTGCCAGGCAATGAGATTGATAAATCAGGAACAAAGAAAGGTGAAATTGTAGGTACTACTGGATTTAAAAAAGGTGGATTGGTTCAGAAATTACAAAGAGGTGGTGGCGTTTTAGGAGATGTTAATGAAGATGGATACGTAGATGCAGAAGAGCAAAATAACCTGAATAATAAACAGGCTAATAAAACTGCTATCAAAAATGCTGCAAGTTCGGCATTAGGCGGAGTAGGTTCAGGATATTACAATTCTAAAACTCCTACAAGCGAAGGCGATTCTGCTAGAAGCGCTGGATTAGCTGCGGCGTCACAAGCTGGACCCGTTGGAGGAATAATTGGTGGAGTAGCTGCTATTGGAGATAAAATTGGAGCAAAGCCTAAAGCTAATGCAGAACAGGTTGATGCTACTACTGGAGAATTAAAGAATGAAGGTAAGGCTAAATCAATGGCTGGATTAGGCATAGCGTTAAGTCCATCTAAAAGATTAACTTACGCAGGGGGATTAACTGATGTTACAGGACAAGGATACATTAAGTCGATAGAGGATAAAGCTAAATCTCAATTAAACGAAGTTAATGTAGCTAATAAGAATGCTAAAATGCAACAACTTATTGAGGCAAGAAACTCACAAGATGAGAATCCTATGCTTCAAAACATATACAATACATCAGGAGCTACTTTTGACGCTAACCATAATTTAGTATTAGCTAATGGACAACAATTCGATAAGAACCGTCCTATGATGAATAAAGGTGGTGTAGTTGGTAAAGTAAAACAGATGTGCGCTAAAGGTGGAGTTATTGAAGGAAAAGGTGGGCCTAAAGATGATAAGATAGAAGCTAAAGTTAAACCAGGTTCTTTTGTGGTTCCTGCTGAGAATACTAAAGTAGCTGAAACATTAAGAGAGAAATTATTAATGAAAGCTCCTAAGATGAAAGCTGACTTAAATCAGAAAGGCGGAAGAGGCGTTATGTTATCTAATAAAGAACATTTATTTACACCGGAAGAGAAGCATGAATTAATGGAAAAAGGAGTTGATGTAAATGCTCTTGCTCCTGATGCAGAACATAAAGAAGAATCAATGGAAAAGAAAAGTCATATAATGTTTCCTAAGTTAGCTGATGGTGGAGATGTAGTTGACCCTGCAAAAGAGTTGGCTAAAATTGAAGCTGAAAGAAAAGCTGTTGATGCTATAAAAGCTAAAAAAGAATCTGATAGAACGGCGGCTGAGAAAGCAAGCCTACAGAAGTTTATCTTAGAAGCAAAAGCTACCAACCAATCTAATAAAACTAAAGAGTGGGAAAAGAAATATAACGACTCTAAAACTAAATTAGATGCTTTAAACAAGTCTTATGAAGAGGCTTCTAAAGAATTTAAAGAAGGAAGCACTCCTACTGATGCTCAAAAAGCAAAAGGAGTTAATGCGGGAGCTGGAACAGAATCTCAAAGAAAGTATAAAGAAGATTTATTAAAGAAAATACAAGAAGCGCAATCAGAACATGATAACGCTAAACGTACTTATGATTATGTAAAGAGTGGTAAAACTTATGTGGCACCGAAAGCAGAAACTAAAGCACCAGCTCCTAAAGTAGAAACTAAAACAGCTACTACAGAAGTTAAACCAACAACTACGGCCCCTGTTAAAACAGGATTAAAAGCTCCTAAAGTATCTTCTAAAACAGATGCAGGTAAATTTGTAGCGCCTGTTGTAGTTGATAACGGAGAAGAAGTTATTGTTCCGGGAGGAAATTTAAGCCCTAATGAATTAGCTGCTAAAAAAGCAACTGAAGATAAGGCTGCTTCTGATGCAACTGCTTTAAATAATTCGTTACCACAAACGGTTGCTGATCAAGGTTTACCTAAATCAAAAAGTAATGGCATATTAAGTAAATTAGGCAATATTGACCCAACTGCATTTGTAGGAATAGGCCAAACTGCCATGGGATTAAATATGCTTAAAGATGAAAAGCGCCCTGTTGATAAAGCTGTAATTGACCCTACTTATAACGCTAATGTTAATCGTTCTATAAACGATGCTAAGTTCGGTTTAAGCCCTGAACAAAAATTCGCTGCTGAACAAGATATTCAAAACTCATTAAATGATGCTAGGTTCGCTGCTAGAAGTAAAGGTTTTAGTGCTAGCGATACATTAAATCAAGAAAGAGCTTCCATTAATGATGCGTGGAGAAATAAGTTAGGTTTAAAAACTGCTGATACTGAAATGAGAATGAATAAACAAATGTATGCTGACCAACAAGTAGCTAACAGAGCTAATATACTTGCCGGAAACAGACGCAGAAGTTTCGAAGACGCTATGAGTACGTTCCAACAAAAACAACAAGCTGGAAGTGAATTAATAGGCGCAGGATTAGCTAATACTATTGGTGCATACAGATTTAATAAAGATTTAGAAGCTCAGAAAGAGGCTAATTTAGCAAGTAACGCATGGACTAGACAGTATGGTCAAACAAATGTGTAACCTTTTTAAATAACTTTCGTTAAACAAGTATATTAACCAATTAAAATAAACAAAATGAAAAAAGTAATCTTAATATTCGCGTTAACATTAATGTCTTTATCTTTTATTGACTGTAACAAAAAGACTACCATTGTACCTATTTCTCAACCAGTTTACTGTGTATGGATAGAGCATACTAATTCTCCTAGAACTTTTTACAAATGCGTAGAGACTGATGCTGAAATGCAACAATTAAATATTCAATTAAGAAACGCGAACATTGAACACGTGGAGTTCAGAAAAGCAACTTGCGCTGAATGTAAATAGAATAAAAATTCAATTAGTTAATAGCAGGTTTAGAAATATTCCTGCTATTTTTGCCTTTAGATATATTGTTTAATTTTATATCTTTAACCGATATATAAATTGAATTAAAATGGAAATTGGCACAGCTCGCGGATTAGCACAAGACTTACAGTATGACCAGCGTATAGCTGATTCACGTTATCAAAATCTTCAATTAAACAGAGCTAAGGCTATTAACGAAGCAGGTTTAAAAGCTTTTGAAGATGACATGGATTACATGAATGCGGCTAATTCATTTGATCATAATTTAATTAAGCAAGAGGCTGATAAAACAGCAAGAGAGATTGGCGCTATCATGAGAACTAATCCTGACTGGCAATATAATCCAGACGTACGCAGACAGATTAATGAAAAAAAGAAATATATCAAATCTAATAATCACGTGTTAAGAGGTATGGCATCTGATGAAGCTTTTAATAATCTTAATAAAGATTTAGCTCAAGTAGCTAAGAATCCTGCTATGCACGACTCAGAAGCATATCAAGCTTTATTAGCACAAAAGAATAATTATATTAAGTTTGGTAATCAGAATGGAGAAGAGGCATTGAAAACAGAAGGAGTACAGCCATTTGTTTATACTAAACCACAAGATTTTGTTCCGTTAAATGAAGAGGCGTTAAAGACTGCTGGATTAATTAAAGCAAGAAAATATAAATCACAAGGTAACGGAGGATATGAAGAGTTAGTGGATGAAGATGCGCTAACTCCTGCAGCTATGGATTTTTACAATAGACATAAACGTCAAATACAAGTAACGTATAATCCTAAAGATGATTCGGAAGGCGTTGCTTATGCTAAAGAATTAATACGTCCAGGAATTGACTTGAAACGTAAATTCGGCGAACCTCATTATAACGATGCTTTAGCAGTTAAGAAGTGGGAATATGCTCAACAAGGCAGCCAGGGTCAGAATAAAACCATTGACGCTTATAGAGATGCGGTTGTTAGTAAAAGATACAACAAACTGCCCACTGAGTCTGTAACGGCAATGTTAGGATTAACTCCAGAGGCTAAGATTTACGATGCTGATGGTGGATTTAAAGGAACATCTAAAGGCCAAAAATTTATTCCAAGTGGAGATTATGGCCAAGCTAATACAGTTAAGCAAGGAGCAAATGGTAAATGGGGATTAGCGAGTAATAATACTATTGGTGTAGCTCATGGATATATAGAGATGTCTGAAGGAGATTATGACAATAGTGGTTATGACAATGACCCTAAAATGAGAGATAAAGTTGTAGTAAAAGAAATAACTACTCCTAAAGGTAAAAAAGAAAATGTTTATTGGATACCAGCTCAAGTTGAGTTCGATCCTAATGATGAAGCTAAACGATTTAAGTTTAACAATCATGTAGGCATGACTAATAAACAAATCACAGGATTAAATCCGCTTCAACAAGCTAATCAACAACAGATATTTGAAGACGAAGTAGGAAACTTATTCACTCAAGATTCAAACGGCAACACAATACCTTATACTAAATAATATGGACATTAAACCAGTAGGGCAATTAAAGCCTATTAACAATGGAGTAAATCCAGTTGGTAAATTAAAGCCAGTTCAATCTAATTTAAGTCCAATAGGAAGATTGCAAGAAGGTGATTCTAATACAGTTTTACCAACATATAAAACCCCTAAAGATTTAGAGGTTGACTCTGCCATTAACTTTATTAAAGAAAAAGGTGGACGTAACGGTTCAACTATTATGGATTCTGAGATAGATGTTCTAAGAGATGTTTTAAAGGACCCAAGAGCAACTAAAGAACAAAGAGAAAAAGCTATCTTAACAGTACAGGGATATGATTCTAAACACGATGATAATAATACCATGTACTACAACAAGCGTGAAGATAATGGCGTTTACGTTCCTACTGCATTAGCTTATGGAGAACGCCCTCCGCAAGGATATAAAACGGCTAGTGTTTGGGGAAATAAAAAAGAAGCAGAAGATGATAGCTGGTACACTGACTTGGGTAAAAGTTTAGCTAATGGTGTATTAGGAGCAGTTGGAGGTGTATTTGACGTAGCTCAAGTTGGTCAAGAATTAGTTACCGGAAGCGAGTCTAAATATTTGAATAAATTAAAGAATACTACTGAGGCATTAAAGTTTGAGAAAGACTCTGATTTAGAAGCTCCTATTTACAATACGGAAGGAATACAAACGTTTGGAGATTTATTAGATAAAGATAGATTTGATTTAAGTCCAAAAGCTTTATGGGGAACTTTTAATATGGCAGCCGAGTCATTAACTGGATTTGGAGCAGGTGTTAAAGGAGCTTCTATTTTAGCTAAAGGAGGTAAAGGATTAGTAGAAGGATTAAAAGGAGTTGAAGGAGCTGTTGAATTAGGTAAGGCTGCACAGAAAGCGGCTATATTCACTGGTTCATTTGCATCACAAGTTGGAGATGTTTATGACAGTGCTACTGAAACTGGATTAAAAGGAAGAGACAGAGCTGCATTCGCTACTTCTGTAGGCGGTACCATGGCTGCCTTAGATGCTTTCTGGGGATTAGACGGTAAGATTATGTCTAATATGTTCAAGAAGAGCAAAAAAGAAATGCTACAGAATCTTATCAAAACTGTTGAAAGAGATGAGTTAGGTAACATTACAGAACAAGGATTTAAAGAATTAGCTAAACAAACTACTGTACAATATGCTCAGTTAGCTAAGAATGGCGTTAAAGAAGTTGTTAAAGATGCTTTCTCAGAAGGTGGTCAAGAAGCAGCTCAGGACTTCTCACAGAAAGCTGGAGAGCAATTATGGGATAAGTTAAGCGATGAAGATAAAGCTAAGTTTGGCACGAGTGCTACTAGTGCTAAATCATTTGGTAGTTATATTAATAGTTTTTCTACAGGATTAGCGAGTGGAGCGCCTATGGCAGTTGCTTCTCAAGTACTAAAGAATAAACATGATGAACAATCTATAAACGCTTATGAAAGAGTTAAAGAAGGTCCAGAGGCTACAATGGCCTTAAAAACTGATTTAGTTCAATCTTTAAAAGCTGGAGAAATTACTCAATCAGAGTTTGATCAGGCTAATTTCAAGATAGATTCATACAAGAAATTTAACGAGGAAACTAAAGGATTAAATTTAGATACTGAAAAGGAAAGAAAAGCATTTGAATTATCATTCCAAATTGAAGGATTAAAAACAGAAATTCCTACTACTCCAAAAGAATTAGATAAGCTTACTCCTATACCATTAGCAGCAGTTAAATCTAAACAAGATGAAGTAAATAATTTACAGAAGGAATTAACAGAATTAATAGGAAAGGCGCAAGCTAAAGCCGAGCCATTAGTATCTAAGAAAACTCAAGAGAAAGTTGTAAAAGAAACAGAAGAGCAAGCTACTGAAAACAAGAAAGAAATTGTTGCAAATTTGAAACAAAAGAAAGTTACAAATAGCAAATGGGAAGACTTGATAGATAATTCTGTTAATGAGAAAGAGCTTGATGCTGTATTGGACCAAATGGATAATGCTGGAGAAACAACTCCTGATTTAGCTGACTATGTAGGATTAAAAAGAATAGATTTAAAAACTCCTAAAGCAGAGATTAATAAACCTGCTAGAAGAGCTTTAAAAAGACCTAAAGAACCTGTTGTAAAATCGGTTAAGGATAAATCTAAATTCACTTACATTCCTTACAAAGAAGATAGTAGGACTTATTCTGAGATACCTAACGATGAGTTTAATAGTGATACTATGGACTCAAGAAAGGTGCACGCTACCTTTAGAAAAGAATTATCTAATGAAACTAAATATCCAGAGAATAAAGTAAATGGCGTGATAGTTCCGCGCGTGCACACATACGATGGAAAAGACTATACTACTTATGAGTTCGAAGCTCCAGATGGTAAGAAAATAAGATTTGCATCTTCTATCATGCGAGAAGAAGGCTATAGAGGTCACATGAGAACTGAGAAGCTTAGTAATGTAAATGCTAAAGGCTTGCCTACTTTTATGAAAGTTGTTGACTTAGGTAAGGTTCCTGATGACTACAAGGATAAGATGCCGGAAGGATACGCTTCTAAAAAGAAGATTTTAGGAATATATAAAGCTGATGATGGTTCATTTTTAGGATGGGCCAAAGAAACTCATCGTGGTAAAGCGGATACTTTAGATAAAGAAGGTAACGCCTTGTATAACGAAGCTGAATCTGATTTAATAAAACATATTGAAACTAAGAAAGAGAATCCTTTATCTGGAGAACAATTAACAGAGATTAGAACTCCTAAAACTCCAATAGCTCCAGAAGAAAAAACTACTCAGTCAAATAAGGAAACTGTTGCTACTACTGAAAAAGAAGTAAAAAAAGAGGATAAAAAACCAGTTGAATCAAATAAAGAATCCAAGCCTAATGCGTTAAATATTAGAAACAAAGTAATAGGATATAACGAATTAAGTAAAGAGCAAAAGAAATCTGAATTTGGAGTTAGCCTTAGAAGTGAAATTCAAAAAGATGCTGAGAGTATCGGTGGTTCATTGAAGCTTTTAAATAAAGGTAAAATACAATTATTAGATAGTGATGGAAAACAGATTAAAAAAGAATCTGTAAAAAGAGAGCAGTCTATTATAGATGAAGAAAAGGCGCTTGCTAAGAAAACAAAAGCCGCATTAGATACCGTGCCAACATCATTGGACCAGTATGTAGCTATGGTTGTTGGTAGAGGTGGACAATTTGATAAAAGTGTGACTAAAGAGATCCCTGATATTCCTTCTTTAATGAAGAATAATAAAGGAGAGGGATATTCATTAGAATCTTTATACGATGGATATAAGCAAGAGTCAGGATTAGACAATATTGACGAGAAAGACTTTGCTATAGAAGTAGAAGAGGTTATTAAGCCTTACCTTACAGAAGGAGGAAGAGACGCTGCCATTAAATACGCAATAGAGTCTTACGAGAAAGAGATTAACGGTGGTGTAACAGATAAGCAATTATCTGAAATGGTAGCCTATGGCGAAAGTTTAGGATTAAAAGAGCAAGAGGTTATTGTAATAAATGAAGCTGTACAAAATTTAAACGAAGAAGAGGTAACTGAATTAGAAACTAAAATAGATAACACAAATGAAAAAGACAGAAACGAAGAATTTGCAAACGAAACCATCAAAGACATTGCAGGAGAGAAAGGAAGTAATAAAAATCCATTTGATGAAAGCGAAAGCGAACAAGACGAAGAAGGAAAAGATATAAGTAGAAACGAGTATCCGGACGATGTATTCCAGAAACCTGCTGAGTTACAATATGCGGAGGGTCAATTAAAGAAAGCTGAGATTGAATTAACGACATCTAAGAAAGCACTTGACGCTAAACGTAAAGAATTAGATAAAGGCATCGTAGATGATAGAGAAGATTTATTTGGAGAAAGAAAATCCACTGATGCTGCTTCATTATTTGATGAGAGAGTTGACTTAAATGCTAGAGAGGAAACATTAGCTCCATTTAAACAACGTTATGAGAATGCTCAAAAAGACTTCGCTAAACAAACTGCCAAGGTAAAAGAACTGCAAGATAAAGGTGATAGTCAAACTTCATTATTTCAAAAGAAGGCTGCTAATAAAGCTAATGTAGATAAGGTTATTGCTAAATTACAGAACGCTATGCCTAAAGTTAAAATAGTGTTTGATGATAAATTAGAAGCTGCAGGTAAGTGGAGTCCATCTAATAATACTATTACGGTTAATCCTTATTACGCAGGCTTAGACACGCCTATTCACGAAGCGGGTCACGTTTTAATTGATGCTATGGGATATGACAATAAAGTAATCCAAGCAGCTATAAAACAATTAAGAAACACTGATTTATATAAAGAAACTAAAGAACGCTATCCTGAGTTGTCAGAGCGTGGTTTAGATATAGAAGTATTAGCAGAAGCAATCGGAAGAGAAGGCGCTGATATATTCAACAAAGAATCTGATAAGAGTAAATTTAAAGGTTACTTAGAATACATATTCGATTGGTTGAAACGTAAGTTAGGTTTAGAAAAGAATGTAGCAAAGAACCTGGCTAAACAAATTATTAAAGGTATTGGAACTAAAAACTTAGAAGGAACTAAAACTGGTAAAGAACAGTTAAGTAAGAAAAGTAAGAATCCATTAGGAGCAAAACCATTAAGATTTGAACAGTACGCTGCCGAACATGGTTTCAGTTATGAGAAAGAAACTGAGAAGTTAAACGAAGCAAGTGCTATTTTAGAAGACGCTCAGTATGAATATGATTTAGCTAAAGAAGATGCGGAAGACGCTTTAACCGATGCGGAAGCAGAGAAAGCAGAAGCTATCTTAAAAGAGAAAGAAGTAGAATTAGCTAAAGCTAAAAAAGACTTCGCTAAAGTTGGTAAAAGAACTTTCGAATACAAGAAGTACAGAAAAGACTTTAATGCTATTCAAAAATTAATGGCTGAGAAAGAAGTATCTGAGTATTCTACAGAAGAGTTACAAGACCTGATCAGTATGTTACATGGTTTCGATAATAAAGCTGCTAAAGCAGTAAGACAAGAAGCCATGACTAAACTTGCTATGATTGCGACTAAAAAACAACAAGAGAAGTTTAAAAAGAAAGAAGGCTACATAGAAGATTTAGCTAAAACTAAAGATATAAGTCCATTACAATCGAGAATATTACATCATTCTCACTTCACTGAAAACAACCCTGATATGCAAGCCGTATCACTTGAATTTGGTAACGCTGTAATGGATAAAATACTTGATGCTAATAGCAAGAAAACTACACATGAGAAGTTGGGCCAGAAAGTAATAGCCGAAGAAAATAAGAGATTAGGTATTGTTGGAGCAACTAAGAATAGATTTAGTTCTGATTCCGCTAAGTACTTTGAGTGGATGGAGAATGAAAATGGTGAGTTATTAACAGTAGAAGAAGCACAAGCTAAAGGCTTATCAGAAGCTAAGATTAATTACTTGAAGTTCACTCGTGAAACTATTGCTGATTACAAAGGATTATTAGAAGAGAATGATTTTGAGAACGCTGTAATGGACGCTATCAGAATTGACAAAGGCTTTATGGAAGCGTATAAGTCAGAAGGTTTATTGCCAGCATTTAGCTACTACTTAGGCGGTGGAGCAAATAACTTAGGTAAAGTAAGAATTGTACATAACGGCCAGGTTAAATCTTATGCTGAAATAGAGAAAGAAATATTATCTACTGCAGATAGAAAGAGTGTTACTAGCATGGCTAAAGCACTGTGGGATTTATTAGTAGCTAACATACAAGCAAGAAGACAATTAAAGAAAGGTTTTAACGTTGATGAAGCTGTTAATCCATTAGAATTAAAAGGAGAAGCTGAGTACTCATTAAATGAGAAAGGTCAATTAGTAAGTAAGTTTGATAAGCCACGCGCTAAAGATAGAGGTTACTCAAAAGACTTCTACAAGGCAATGAACCAATTTATTGATGAGTCGGCACACGTTAAGCATATCAGTAAGATTATGCCTTTAGTTGACTCTGTTGAATACTTGAATAAGAATGGTTACATGGAAGAGGGATACGCTATTAAGCCTAATGTATCTAAGTGGATTGAAGATTGGAAGAAATTACACATTTTCAAAGAACCTCATGTTAATGATCCTATTTTAGATGCAAGTATTAAAGCTATGCGTAAGTTAGTTGCAAGTACAACTATGTGGTTTAATATCCCGGCAAACGTATTAAACGTATTTATGGGTAACTATTCTAATTGGAGACAAGAGAATGGTAAAACAGTAGCATTAGGTAATAAACGTTTATTTGGTGGTAACGGTAAAAACAGAGCTTATGGTTTAGATATTATTAAGAAATATAATGTTGTAAATCAGGATTATGACTCTAATGCAACCATGAAGTATGGCGCTATATTAAGCAAACTAGGAACTATTGGAACTCAAATAGGTGAATATCAAATACAAGGCTCATTAGGATTAGGATTGCTTTCAGAAGATGAATTTAATAGCTTCGAATACACTAAAGATAAATACGGTAACGAAATACTTACAGTTAAACCAGGAGTTGATGAGAAAGCTTTAAAAGAGAAAATGACTAAGGTTAAAAACAGGGTTACTGATATACAAGGTAAATATCCAGACGAGGACCGCAGAAACATAATGAAAGGTGAAATAGGTAAAGCTGCATTCCAATTTAAAGTGTGGATTCCAGATTTCTGGGCAGAGAGATTTTCTGCTAAATACTATAACGCTTATGGAGTTGAAAGAGAGGGTACTTTTCATAAAATTATGAGAGAAGGATTGAAGCAAATTAAATCAGATATTAATAAAAAAGGATTAATTAAAGCGTTTTGGGAAAATGAAGCTTTAATGTCAAATATTAAGGGATTAGCTACAATAGGAACTCTTTTAGCATTAAAATATCAAGATGATGATGACGAGGATGCTAAAAAAGGTTCTTTAAGTGTTCAAAACGCATTAAGTCAAGTATTATTCATATTAGACCCAGAGCAATTAAAGTATATGCTGTCAAATCCAGTTGCGGCACTTGGAAAGTCAAAAGATTTAGTGAATGCTGTAGAAGCTTTATTAACTTTAGATGAAGATGCTTATAAAAAAGTAAAAAGAGTTGTTCCTGCCAATAAAGTATTAGGACTTATTGTAAAATAATACTTATATTTGAATTATAAAATAAGGTAGTGGAGTACTTTATTGTTTAACGAAATTAAAGATTAGTCCTAGTATTTGACGCGCTCCATCCGCCGAAAATATTGGGATTTTTCATTTACTATGAAACCTATAAAAGATTATGAAAGCTATCTAGTTAGTGAAACTGGAGATGTATGGAGTACTAAAAGAAATAAATTTTTAACAAAATCATATAATGGCGGATATGTTAAAGTTATAATTAAAGTTAATGGAGTGCATCATAATAAATTAGTTCATCGCTTAGTAGCTCAAGCATTCATACCTAATCCGGAAAATAAACCTCAAGTTAATCATATTAACGGAATTAAAGATGATAATAGGGTTGAGAATTTAGAGTGGAATACCGCTTCTGAAAATAATATTCATGCTCATAAGATGGGATTAATAATCATAACTGATAAGTGTAAGGAAAGACAGAAAAAGGCTGTAGCTAAAAAGGTTGTTAATGTAATTACAGGAGAAATATTCGAGTCGGCTAAATTAGCGGCGGAATTAAATAAAATGTCTAAGGGTATTCTTGGTAGAAAATTAAGAGGCTCTAAATTCAATGATACTAATCTTAAATACTTAGCCAAATAATTAATATATTTACACTATAAAATTGAAATAATGGCAGTTACGAACAGAATAGATTTAACAGGTTGTATCAAAGTAGAGAAAGGTTGTACTCAGCTTTTGTATTCTGATATTACAGGTTTCCTTGTTACAGTATGTAACGATGAATATAATGAATTAGGATATGGTTTAGTAGATGGTATAGCATTAAATGATGTTACATCCGCGCAATTAAATGTTTATTATCCTAATATCACCACGCCAGTTACTTTTGATTTTATTATTGCTAGTCACGTTATCACTGAGTGTTTATTCACTGATTTGAACGGAACCGTAACTGATATTACTACTTTGTTAGAATCTACTGTATTCCCTTTAGCTAACTTCGATATTACTTTAGCTGCTTATAACGTTATTTTACCTGTTTTAGGAGACGGTATTGTTAAGTGGGATTATACTATTAGTGGATTAGACGTTGATGACGAAACATTCTCTTATACTACTTCTGATGAAGCTTTAGTAAGTTGTTCTACTGATTGCTGCATAGCGAATAAATACGTTGATTTAGATTTAAGTTGCGGATGCTTTAGTAGTAAGATTAAAGATTTAATTACTTCAGAGGTGTTATTACAAGGTGCTAAATACGCTATGAATGTAGGTCAAGATAGTAAAGCAGAAGGTTTTTTAAATAAGGCTAAAGAAGTTTGTGATAGTAATTGCTCAGATTGTTAAAAATTAAAAATATTAAATATGTGTGGATGTAAAGGAAAATGTGGTTGTAATATCACATCAACAACAAAAGGTGAAAAAGGAGATGCTAATTCATCTTCTAATTTAGGATATAAAGTCTACGTGGCTATTTTAACTCAAACAGGAGTTTCTGCGCCTATAGCTAGCGTTCTTCAAAATACATTAGGAGGAACGCCTACTTTTTCTTATGAATCTACTGGAGATTATAAAATTATTTTAAATGGAAAACTAACAGCCTCTAAGAGAACTGTAAATTTTTTCATATCAAGATATACTGATGGAGCTAATGGAAAAGTTCTTGAGGCAGATACAACAGTAGAAAAAGATGATGAAGTAGAATTTTTAACATACAATTCTTTAGATGTTTTAGTTAACGAATGGGTTAAAAGAATAGAGATAAAAGTGTATTCATAATGGAAATACAAGAGAAACATAGATTAACGATACTTAATGCAAAATGCGAATACGTTTGCGCCGCTTCTACTTTAGTTAAAAAGATGAATTATGGTGAAGATGTATCTTGTTGTATTAACAAGCTATATTTAGCATCAAGAATTATAAAAAGACTTGAGTGTTACTGTTTCAATTCTATTCCTTTAGGAACTGAAACCGTAAACTCTGAGTTTGGATTAGCTGACACGAACTCTAGTTATGTAATCGGAACTGTAGGTCAAATAATAGTTAATGGCGTTCAAGCAGGGGCTTTAACAGCTCCAGGAACAGTATCAGAAAGTGATGCTATAGCAGCCTTATTAACTCTTATTAATTTAGAATATACTGAAACATCAGGCGGAGGTAATTATACGTTTGATGTTACCGCAGATCCTTATACTACATCTATAACTGTAATATTTACTAATCCGGCAGGAGAAACAACGTCACGTGACTTTAAAGTAAATACTGTTGGTGTTCCTAGTGTATCAGAATGCTATAATTGCATCTCTGATTCTGATTTACCTAAGATGTACGAGGTATTACATAATCTTTTATCATAAAAAAAGCCTCTAATTTCTTAGAAGCTTTATCCCTACTTACGATTAGGATGATTAGTGTGCTATTGTAAACTTTAACAAAACAATAAGCCTATCATGGTTACGATTCCTGGCCAAGGACGAGTTTCAAATATCATTTAAACTAAACACTATGCCTTTGCAGAAGTTCTTTCCATTCTTCTTTATATCAAACATATTGTGAGGTATAGTTGTAATGAATTTCCAGGTGAAGTATGCTCTTTCTTCCCAAAAAACATTAATCTTTTTTCTATCGTTATTAACTCCTTGTTTACGATAAGGCACGTAATCAGTATAAGCCTTTTCTAATATTTTACCAGCATAAGAAGTAGCCGGAACCTCCTCTTTAGCTATAAATATATCACCACCTTTGACTAAGTAAAACTCATCTGTTATGGCTCCGCAGAATGTAATTGTATCATCTCCTATAGCTGAGACTATTACTAATTTACTATCTTTTGCTAACCTGATCACGTTTTTAGTGTAATCTTCTGTTTCTATGCCATTTAATGACTTCGCTAATAATTCAGAGGTGGTGATATTCATTATTTTTTATATTTAGAAGTTATAGGATTTTTTTTAATGTCTTTTACTTTCTCGTGTAAGGCATCGTTATCATTTTCACCCTTCTTTCTAATATTTTTAATACCTTGTTTGAATGTATCGTTTCTTTCAGCTCTATCTAACGCTTCTGGAGATTCGTTTTTAGGCATCTTAGGAACGATTACAGTATTTTGCTCATCTTCTATGATTACCTCTATAGAAACCTCGTTAGCGATAATATATGGCTTACCGTGAATGATTGTTTCTATGTCTGCCATAGAGTTGTAAGTTACAAGTAAACCTGTTTTAAGGTTTTGTGAACAATCTGGTCCAAGAGCTACAATTCTAGCTATCTGTTGCCAATTAGATTTCATCTCAGGTAAGATAATGCCACTTTCCGACATACGCTCACCGCCTTTTACTTTACTAAGAATAACGCCTTTACCTAAAGGAATAGCGCCTATTCTAATATTTACTAAATCTTCTGGAACAACAATGTTTTGAATCCTCTCGATTACTTCATTTTTAAATTTATCTTCCATGGCTAGTCTAAATTGTGTTTACGTTTATACTCGATAATTTGCATATCACATTTGTTATACGCATCCCATTGGTTATTCTTTGAGTAGAACTCAGCCCATGAGAATAAGTTTTGCAACTCTTTTAAGATTTCTTCTTTTGTGTTTTTCATATTTGTTTTTATTTGGTTTTAAAATTAGTATTATTATTCTAAATTGTCAATAGGTTATTCAGTAAAACTAGATAAAAATTCTACAATTCTTTTAGCTTCTAAATCCCACTTGACGTAAAGCTCACTTCCTTTCTTGCTATCGCGGATTTCTATTACCTTATTTTTCCAATCTCTTAATTGCTGTAGGTCGGATTCGGTAATTGGATCTACTGGCTTGTGGGTAGAGAATGAATTAGGTTCTTTGACGTATATTAGATTGGAATCATCTTTATCAGCTATTTCAACTTCTTCAAAATCTCTAATTGTTTCCGTGGATAATTTATTAAGTTTTGTCATGGCTAGTTATTATTGATTTAATATTTAAACGATACTTAATATAAAAGGTTACATTTTCTTATTCAGATTCGAATACTTTATAGATACCTAATTTCTCATTGTAATATCCTCTCCAGTACAATCTATCTTCGGCGGATAGCGGAAAGTTTAATTTAGCAACTTCTTTCTTATAAGCCATTACTTGAGCTTTCCATAATATAAGATCATTCTTTGTCCATTTAAGAAGCGGATACTCTAAAGGCATCTTATATTCAACGTAATCTTGATATTGTTTACTGTACCATTTAATTAAACCTAGATTATAGTTTATAATGTTTCCTGACATTGGACCGTTACAATGAAAACATTGTTGATGAAGATTGTTTAAATTGAATCTAAGCGTGGTGTTTTTTCCGCGTGAATGGTAATGTCCTGCTGACATCTTTCCTGTTGTTGATCCACAAGATATGCATCCGAGTGGACCATCTATCATTCTGCAAAGTATATTTATTTCAGTTTGTAAATCAGCTTCATAGTCACCCATGGTTTTAAGCTTATCTAGGATGACTTTCTTGTCTTCTTTCCACTTATCAGCTTCTTTCTTTTCAGACAACTTACGATTCTTTTCTAATACAGTTTGTATAGCATGACTTCTACATTCTTCTGTTTGCTCACAGTTTTTCTGTAAGAAACGAGTAGGTTTGAATTTTATTAAACAGTGGGGACATTTACTCATACTTAAATTCAATTATTTTTTTACCAGCTCCTATGCTTCTAATTCCACTTTGAAGATTTATTTTTACCGTGTATCCTGCGTTAAGAACCATTTGGTTTAGCATGATTGAATCATTGTGCGTAGTATTTATAATATGAGAATCTTCAAATGAATTAATTAGATTCATAAAAAACTCGCACATCTCTGCTTTATTTTTCGATTCTTTTTCTTTAGCATCAAGAAGTTTATCTTCTAGCTTCATCAACCTATCGTATTCGTTAATATCAATAGTTGCAGTTCCAATTTTCTTTTCTTTATTTTCCATTATCTAAACTTTTCTTTTTGAATATCTCTTCTAATTTGGTTAAAGCCTCCGCTTCATTAAATGGCTTTGCGTTAACTATTAAAAATAAGTAAATTCCGTATCTGAGCGCAAGCCAAACTACTTGTATCTCAGATAAACTACCTTTATCTATACCTTTAAAGTACTTGCTTAATGGTGCCGCAGCTATCTTAAATCCTCTTTCTTCAGCATCTTTGATGACTAAGTTCTGTTTAAATCCATTACCATTGTTAGGATACAGTTCTATTAATCTTTTTTCGAGTGCATCACGAAGCGCACTACTATCTTTAACTATAGACATTTTAATGTTTTATCTATGTTTTTAGTTAATGACTTAACGATTCTTTTTAATCCTTTCTCATCTTGATTAGGATATACTAATTCACCTATTCTTTTAGCTCCTTTATCAGAGCATTCGTGAATAGTTACTTTAGTAAAGAAGTTGCCGTGTTCTACTGTTTTAACACAAGGTTCATCGTAAACTTCGCCAAGGAAGTTGTAAGATTTATCTACTTTTTCTACTGTAGCTTCAAATGTGTGTATTGTTTCCATATTATTCTTTGTTTTCTAATTGTGTTAAAATAAATACTTCGCTTTTTAGTATTCTGTTTGGATACGCAGTATAATGAACCGAGTCTGATAATTCTAATATATCTCCTGATTCTGTTTTTATAATTCCTTGTATGTAAGAC